AAAGATTTTCTTACCGAACTGATAAAGGAAAACTTTACCTTCATTGTGAGGTGCAGATGGGTCGCTAACAACTTGGATGTTAACAACGTAGTGCAACCTACGCTTTTGCTTACGGACTGTGGCGCGGTCATCTTCGTTACCAGAGTTCCACAACTTAGCGTTGTATTCACCAAGAGGGTCTGCTTGACCCAGTGAAGTCAGTGACCTCTCGATATACCACTTACCAGTATCGCCTTTGAAACCGTGATCCCAATAACGAACCCAAGGCACATCGCCTTCTGCTGGTAGGAATCGAATTACTGCGTAACCGTTTCCTGCTTTATCTACTGTAGGTTTCCAGATGTGGGAAGTATCTTCTTTCTCGAATTTACTACCACCTGCTGATTCTTTTGCTGCCTCAACGAGTGCTGAGATGTCTGTTCGTCTTGATTTAAGTTTGGAAATATCCATTCTTTTTGCCCTTCTATTATTAACTGAAATATGTTTTACTACACACGATTAGGATGTGGTTCCCTAATCGCTTACTGCACTCTGACTTCTCAATCATTACATACTATTATAAGCATCTGGACTGAGAAGTCAAGAGATTCTTTACTATCTATTTCTTACCATCAGACACGAACGTGTTTATGCTCTGTGCCATATCCCTAATCTCCGAAAAGGTTGGATATGATGTGGGTTCTGGATAATCAGGATTCTGTCCCGCTTCTACTTCAAAGGAGTACTGATTAATTGCACTTTCTCTACCAGCATGGTATTGATCAGTGAGTATATCCTTTGCTTGGTTGAAAATATCAAATCTAAGTTCAAACGGGGTTTTGTGTGATGTAGACATAAATGTCTCCTTATGTATGTGTGTGTATTAAATTACTTTTACTGCATCATATAAAAAAGACTCACCTTACTTATTCATCAAATGGTAATTCATTTGACTTGGGGAAGTAGTTCAAGTTCATTGCTTCTACTTCCAGTTTTTCTTTAATAATTTTTGAGATGTATTTCTTACAATCTTCAACTTCTATTCTATGTTCTTCGCACAAGTGAATGATAGCATCCATATGCGAAAGGTTGCTAACACGAACAACCCCCTCGATGAGTTTAGTGAACTTTGCCTTTGTCATAAACTCCACTTCTTCTGGGGGGATATCGCTCATCAAATAGTACCCCCTTGCTCTGTGGATACCTTTTCCACTTCTGGTTGTTGTGGCACATTACCTATTTGCACATTTCCCTTTATGGCATCAACTAATTGAGAGACTTCACCATAAGGTTTAGATAGAAGATATTCAACTAATGCATTGAATATTTCTTCTGGTATCATTGCTACTTTTTTTTCAACTTCACTCATTCTCTTTCTCCTATTCCATTTCTTTTGTCCACACAGCACCGAGGTCTGAGTAGAATGTTCCAACATCCCTACGGACGTTTCCTTTGGCATCGTATGCAAGTGCTAAACATACTGTGCCTGTTGTACTCTCCATCAATTTTCCGTATCGGTGATCTAACCAGATACCATCTTTGATGTAGACTTTTAAGTTCTTAACATATGATTCGGTGACCTGAAACTCTTGACGCTGCTTAGACTCTTTAGAATCCTTCTGCGACTTTAGACCAGAGAGAAGTTCTGTGTTGTATTTCAACCACTCTTTAACTTTGACATAACTCACTGGGTGTTCATCAGGAAGAGCAAGCACATCAGGATGCACACTGCTGTTCTTTGCTGGTGCGCGTTTTGACCTTGCCACTGCAAGACGTTCACTCGCTGCTGCTCTCTGCTCTGGTGTCATAGGTTTCCGCTTTCGCTTTGTCGCCTTGATAACAGTTGAACCTAGTTCTTCGTGTAAGGCACGTTTCTTAGCATCACGTTTATTAGCACGTTTCTGTGCTGGCGTTAACAGGTGTTCCATCTCTAAGGTTCCCATTATACTAACTTCACCAATCCATCGTATGACTCGATCATTGACATCTTAAAGGTTCTCCAACCAATCTGATCTACATCCCAGACTAGGACATTGTCCTGTTCGCGAGGGTCATTTGGAAGTTGGGTCTTTTGATGTACTTCCGGTATTTCCGATGTGACTAATGTGGCATTCATTTCACGCAGAGTTCCATCCTTCTTAGTGAAGGAGAGTTTTACCACTCCAGTGTAGAGTTGCTTCATCACCAGTTCGTGCGTTGGTCTTAGACCTTCTTTCATTGGCATAACTATCTTTCCTTAAACATCGGAGTGTTTCCCCGACTCACCTATACTATTATAAGCATTCAGAATGATAATGCAAGTCTTTTATTTAGTTTTTCTTGCTACTCGAACTTTGACGTTTTGTGGCATATTTACTTTAACATTTGCGTGACTATGATAGAGGATGAAATTAATTTTAGAAAACTCGCTGAATAAATCTCTCCAGATAGGTCGCCAGTTATCCAACAACTTGTAGTTATTGGTAGGTGCGCGGTCGCTTGATATGACAACGTCTGTGTAAGACCTCATGTTAGTATCAAACAAAGAATCGAAACCATACATATGAATTTCGTCAGGTTGATGCCGAACAGCAGAATAGTGAGCGGCAAGATGACCGCAGTTAAAGTTAGTTGCTGCAAGATTGGGGTCGCCCAGATTACAATATTCGGGAACGTGTGTGTAGAACTCGCGGATATGGTGTGCGTGTTTTATGTAGAATGAGGGGTGCTGATCCATCCAGACTTTAGGTCTGTTTGCCAGAACCCATTGATAAGCATCAAGGTTTACCGAACCTTCTGTAAGTGCTGCCATCATTTTAAAGTCGCCTATGCATGCAGCATAAACATCCCTGACTTCAAACGGTGGGAGATTACAAACGATAAGTTTACCCTCTCTCTCCATGCGGATTGACTGAGGCATAAGTTGTGCGCTATCACCATTACCAAGGATGTGTATTTTTTTCATAATGAATTCATCTGCCTTCTAATCTCATCTTTGCCCTTCTCACCTGTCCAATGCATTATCACTGGATTCTTTGGGACAGTATTATCTATATGGTCTAATCTCAGCACATTAAACCTATGGGGCGCGTCTGCTATCATCATCATCTTACGCATAGAGTCGCCCCCTATCATAGCATGCAGCACCTCTTGGTCTCCACGATGCTCTTTCTTATCAGCGACAGACATCCACTGACGCAAGGTAGGTGGTCTTCCTTCAAAGGCAACGACTCCAGTATTATACCAGTCACCATTTTCTGGTCTGCGCTTACTCCAAGGGTGGTCTTTAACCATTGTCAACTTATTGTGGACAACGTAGTTGAATATCCCTACAGGGTTTGCCATTAGTTGACAGTCGGTGTCCAACCAACAGACTCTATTAAACTCTTGATGCGCTGCCTCTATCATTGCTTCTATCTTTGAGAACCAACCGTTCCCTTTACAGGTAATAATGCGATGGGCAAAGGATGACACACTTGTAAGCATCTCCTCAGTCATACCAAAGTCGGCAATGATTAGTGGGACGTTGGTATGCTTTGAATAGTTGTTAATAAACCAAGGCAGTTGCCATTCAGTATTTTTATCACATCCTGTTAAGAAACATTCTCTCATAGTAGTCTGTAACTCTCTCCGTAGTTATGCTTCGCTCCGCAACCTTCCACTCTCTGTATGGTGCTGAAACTATCTCTTGCCTCAACTGGCCACGGATAGTATTCTTCAATGAAGTCAAAGTTTCTGTTAGATAAAAATATGTCTGTTGGTTGTGCATACTCTTTTGACTTTGCTAACAGTTTGACAGCAGCATTTGGTTTCACGATGTATGCATGTGCTCCTGGAAGATACTGCTTTGAGACAAGCGTATTAACACCCAAGGTCTTTGGAGTAATGAACTTACCATAACTGGGTGCGCCTAAAGATAGAACTCCCTTGAAGTTTAAAAAGTCTGGGAGGAAATCTGTGAAGACTGCATCGTGTTCTAAGACAAGGACATCCTCGTTATTTTTTACAGACCAGTGCCAGAGTCTTTGATGCGACAGGAATGCTGAAAGACAGTTCTCAAAACGAGAATACTTTTCAATAAATCCTTTTGTT